CATTTGGTCCATTAGCTCAGTTGGTTAGAGCGCTACCCTGTCACGGTAGAGGTCGACGGTTCAAGTCCGTTATGGATCGCCAGGAATGAGATTTAATATCTCAAAATATGAGATGCCCCCAATATTAGAGGCAAAGGGGATGTGTTACGAGTCACAAAAATATTCCCTGGAAATCCTTGTAAATGTCAGTGGGGTCCTGTATAATTCTCGGCATGACAGAGACCTGGACTAAAAACACATATGCATGTGACCCTGATGAATGTGATACTTTAATTGAAGTAACATCATCAGATAAATTTGGATTTCCCTCTGGGAGCATCCATAATGTTAAATGCCCATGTGGTAGAACTCCAAATCTTTTGTCAGTGGAGCCTGCTACAATTGGACCAACAATCGAAAGGAAACAAATGGAAGAGACAACAACATATGACGCCAACGTTCTTGTTACATACAAGAAAATTGAAAACGGTGAAGTAAGTTATCCAACAATTAAAGTAAATGAATTGGAATGGGAACTTGATTCTTATCGTAAACAAACTCAAAGACTAAATAATATTCAGTCACAAGTTAATCAGATTATTGATAACATGACTGAGGATTATTGGTACAATCCAAATACAGATAAAGAAACAGTTCTTTCTGATATATGTGAAATTCTAGGTCACACACCTAAGAAAACAATTCGTTTCTCAGGACGTATGACATTCGAGGGCGAACTAGACATTGATTTGGCAGACGCCGAAGACTTTGATTTAGAAGAGCACTTGGCAGATATCTTAACTCTTGATTCATATAATGGAGATGTTGAGATTGGTAACTATAGTATCGACTGGGTACAGGAGGACTAATGTATTTTGAATTAACCGCTCCTGATCGAAATTCTTTAAACAATGCTTATTGGGAAGCCACGGTCCTTGGCCTGGACCCCGAATTAAGTTTAGAGGACCCGTTGACATTCAATGTTGGAACTGGTAATATTGAGAAAGTAAGTAGGATTCGTGATAAGTTTAATCTAAAAGAAACTTATTGGGCGGATGCAATGCCTACAGGATATTAGGAGATAACATGGAATACCAAGACGGATTCGAGGATGGAATTAAATTTACTCGTGAAGTAATTATTAATAACATTCGTAAATGGGCTGAAGAATGCACAGACGGTAATGACGGCCAAGTAATGGACGACATTGCTGATAAAATCGAATTTGGGACGGTAGACTATGACCTCTGAGGATCTAAACAAATGGATTGGTTGTGACCAATGTGGTTCCGCCCAAGCTATGTATTTAGTTAAACTATTAGATGGTGAGTTAGCATTCTGTGGCCACCATTATAATAAAAATAAAGAGGCCCTTGACAAAAAGGCCTACGAAATTATACAATTGAATAAGGTTGAAGAAATACCACAACTAACGGATGAAAGGATATAAAGTGGGAGATAGAGCAAACTTCGGATTTGTACAGCCGAATGGAAACACAATTGTACTGTATGGACACTGGGCTGGGCACCAAATGCTTGGCAAATTGGCGGACGCTGTTATTGCAGCACGACCACGATGGAATGATTCATCATATGCAACACGTATAGCAATTAGTCAGATTGTTGGCGACCAATGGAATGCGGAGACTGGTTGGGGTCTGCATGTAAATGAAATTGGAGACAATGAGCACAAGGTTGCTATCATTGATTGGGACCAGCAAACGTTCAGTCTTCATGAAGAAGATAATCATAATAACACGGATAATAAAGTTCGTGGTATGAAGAATGAAGCACTATTCACAATGGACCTCACATCATTTTGTGAAAAGTATGCATTGGACGAATTGCTAGTATAACCTAAAGGTGCTTCTATTTAGTCATTAGTTTGGCAAGGAGATAAATAAAGCGGGTGATTATTCCTTTCGTTATACCCTAGCAGCCTTACTACATTGGGACGGAGCTAAGCTCCGTCCCTTTTGCTTTGCGCCCAATATCGGAGGGCATGTGATCTCTTTTACGGTAAACATGTAAAAACTCCTGAAAATATAAGATAAATAAACTTATTAGACATTCTATGTGATCCACATCATATAGACAAATGTCAGTGGTCTGATATATAATTAGGGTAAATTCGAGAAAGGAATAACATGCCAAATTGGGTATATAATACCTTGACAATTCAAGGTCCAAAAGAGGAAATTGATTATATCAAAGAAAGACTTAATCGTCCATTCACATTAGCACAAGAGACTTTTGGTATGGGTGATATTAGTTCTTCGGGATTCCCCACCAAAATTACACAGGTAACATATTCAAATCCTGTATTTGCATTCTTTAATATCCACTCATATAAGGATGATGGCATTACTGATGAGGAGTATGCACGTCAACCTGACCGTGGCAATATCGATATGAAAAATGACCCTGATTGGTTCCGCAAATCTGTTGAGTTTGCTAAAACTCAGAAAGATTGGTATTCATGGAACAACTCTAACTGGGGAACTAAATGGGATGTTGCTGTTCGTGATGATGATGAATATCCTGAAACAGAATTAATTGAACATAAGTCAGAGGGAGAAGACCAATGGCTTGTATATAAATATGAGACAGCATGGTCACCTGCTGTAACAATTCTAACTAAACTATCAAACATGGTTCCTAACTCTGTTCTAACTTTAGAATATGAGGAAGAAACAGGTTGGGGTGGAGAATACGAGATTGTTCGTGGTAATGTAACAGAACTCTTAGAATATGAGAATCGTTGTTATGCTTGCCAATCTTTTGATACATTATCATATTGTGATAATGACTGCGGTGAATTCTGCTCATCTTGCAATAATGGCTCATGGCAGGATGAAGAGGCTATGGCAGAATGTCAGACCCACATGGTATTATTGGATACTACAGAAAAGGCGGAAGTATAATGGCTGAATCATTTCTAGAAAATATTAACCAAATGGTTATTGATGCGGCAGTAACAGATATTTCAGACCACTTATTTGATGAGTGGATGAATGCTAATTTAGATGAGGGAACATATTTCTCTGATAGACGATTTGCAGAAATGTCAGGAGATAAATTCCTATATGATGAATTTAATAAGCATTATGGATTAACAGAAAAGGATGATGATTACTTATGCTAGGTTATACACAAAATGATATTGATACTATGCAGGCTAGTATTAGTTTAGCAAGGAAGTTTTATCTTTCCCACCCGTCCGATTTAATGAATAAGCAACCCGTCCTTGACGGGCTTGAAATGGCCAATAGCTTTTTTGACGGCCTATGGGCAGAGGGGTATTTCGATCATGCATGAACATAAATGGGAATGTACAGATGTACCAGGTATATTTAGTTGCACATGTCAGGCTGCTAGATATTATGATAGATTAACTCAAAGATATGAGGTAGTAAATGTCTAATCAATTAATCGAATATATGAAGCTTCATTTAATTAGTCTTGAACAAGATTCTGAAAAGATTTGGAATGCTATGGACCAAATAGATGACCTTAACTCTGAAGAGTATGAAAGATTAAATATAGAAGATATTAGGAATGGTGGAGAACAATCTGCTACCCGCCATTTATTGTCAGTGGCTACTGATATAATGGAAAAAACGAAAGGAAACTAATGGAACTATATTCAGAAAAACTGGACCCACATCTACAGCGCATGGTAGACGCTGGAGTTAACGGGCTCGATATCATGCACGGTCATTTAAAGATTCTTATGCTGGAGGCTGACGCACAGTTAACGGAGGCACAGCGTATTGAAGAAGAGAATGACTATGACGACGCCATGGAATCCATGGAGCGTAAGTACTGGGAGGGTATGTGTGACGCATACACATCTTTATACAAACTTACGTATGACCTATCATTTGCAATTGCAGGAATGGAGAAGCCTGAATGAAACCAGGAGATAAAGATAAGTTAAATGAATGCCTGGATATTCTGGACCAAACAGATCTGGGGCTTTCCCTGGTCTGGCTCTGGACCTGGAGCACAATCAAGAACTTCATGGCTGATGAAACGTTTATCATGAAGAAGACAGAGGATGAGATGTGGGACTGTCTCTGTAAGGCTGTGGAGGCTGGGCACGGGTTCTCTCTAGAGTATGGTGCCGAACAACATCATGAAGACGTTATGGAATGGATGTTAAATCGAGATTACATGGTAGATTCCATGTTTGAAGAGGAGGAGGAGGATGAGGATGAAGATGACTGATGAATTTATTAATGATCAGTTACATAAGGCGCAGCAACTTTTATGGGGAGGATCTGAAACTGAAAATATCGAAGCCCATAATATCATTGCTAAATTAATTAAAGATAGAATAGAACAAGTGGGAGTCCTAGGGGCAGAATAATTCCCTTACGGAGACAATTAAATAAATCCTGGCCCTATTTACAAATTCCAGTAAATAGGATATAATAAATACAAACCGATCATGAAAGGATCAAAATGACAACAAAGCGAGAATATCTAAAGTCAAAGGGCATTACAGTGGGAGCCCGTGGCCGTTTCTCTGGAGCTGCTAAGACAGCTCTAGCTGAGGCTGAGAAGGCTGGAGTCAAGTTCACAGCTGAGCAGCCAACAAACAAGGCGAAGTAAATAATATTAGGGAGGGTCAGGGTCCTGCCTTGACCCTCCCTAACTCATTGTGGTATAATTCAAGGTTGCGGAAAGGCGGATAATGAAATTAACTAAAGAACAAAAGTTAGCATATAGCATTGCTGATAGCGTAGAAGAACATTGGTTTAATTCTTCTATCATTGGACATATCCTGTCTGACCAACCACATTTCACCATTGACCGAATTATGGAGTTGGTAGCCCAAATTATCAAACATAATGCGGAACGATATAAAGGTGATTTGGCTGGCGGAGAAGTATCAGAGGGTCTTATATTAGCAAATGCCCTACAACAAAGTATATCAGATATAAAGAAGTCTAATGAATTTAATAATCTTAGACTACCTAGAGAAGCAAATCAAATAATTCGGGAATTACCCGAAGTACAATCAAATAACAATAGATATGACTGGTCTAAACATAATGACAAGTTTCTACCATTTGAGGTAAATGCAGTCATAATGTAATTTATCAGACATATTGCCATGATCCACAGGATGTATCCACATCTTGTGGATTATTTTTTTGTGCATAAGGGCAGAATGTCTCCTTTACGACAAATGTGTAAAAATCCCTGAAAATTTATGAAAATTAGATCTAATATAAATAAAATATAGGACATATAGGGCAAAATATGCCAAAATATGTCAAAAAGGCTCTTGACAATGTGGGCAAAATATGCCATTTACGAGACATATTGACAAATCCCTGAACATTTGCTACAAATTTGATTACGTCTTACATTATGAGATGTCCAATTACATGTATATCTAAATATATATAAATTGATAACAATCACAAACTAATTAATAACATTTATTCTCCACTTTACTCCACAATTCTCCACTATTATGCTATAATCTTTATATGGGTAGTAATGTTTCTCCATGGGGTTTATTTGCCTCAGAATCGCTGGTACACACCTTAAATCTGCATATGCCAGAAGATGCTATAGCAGTAGAATGTGGTGTTTATAGGGCATACAATTTGGTCAAGATATTAGAGAACTGCCAGAAGATCAAAACAATATTTGCAGTTGACCAATATTTGCCATACACAGATTATATTGAGGAACCTACAAATGTGGTGGATAAAGATAAAATTGCCAGAGTAAAAGAGGCAGCATACGAAGAAATTAGTCAATCAAAATATAAGGATAAAGTAGTAATGCTTGAAAAAAGCTCATTAGATGCTGCTAGAGATTTTGATGATAATTCAATTAATTTTATATTCTTAGATTCATATTTATCTGCTCAGGATGTAAAAGATGATTTGCATGCTTGGTATCCTAAATTGGCGGAAGGCGGAATAATGGCTGGACATGATTGGGAACTAGGAAATGCTGTAGATATTGAAGTGCATTGGTTTTGCTTACAAAACAATATTAAGACTGTTAGTTTCTACGATATGGTCTGGGTATTTATTAAATAAGTCTATCTATTTGGTCCGAAGAATGGGGTAATTGGATTCCAGTCATCATCATCTGACCATTTGCCTGTAGAATACCCAATATTGGACTCATTTTCATTAACAGTTATGTGTGCATCCACAATCGGGACATTCTCCTCCAGGAGCAGCATTACAATCATCACACCAATCTGGTGGGATTTGTTTATATCCTGGAATCTTCTCTACTTTTATATCCATATTATTCTTCAAAGGATACTTGAGTTTCCCATATATCGCTCTTATAGTCTACTGAGCCATCTCTTGGAATATACCCGCCCAAATTTGGATTCATCATAGCTTCAGGGACATCTTTGCCATCAGGGTAGGTAAAGTGCATAACTCCAGCGTTAGATTGATCTATGATAACTCTAACCTTTTCAATAACATGATCATCACATACGAAGAAGATGCTATATCCCTCTGAATTGATGCTGGTTGCTGGATTTTGGCATACATAGCATGTTGAAGCCTTTTCTACATTTCTATCCCGTAAATGCTGCAAGTATGCAGATACTGCAGGATCTTTAACTCTATATTCGCTCATATTGACCACCATCCTTGATATGTTGCTTTTCCATCCGCTATCCATTGCTTATGGAGTTTATGCTGAAATTGCCAGTCTATCTCATGCGTTTCCTTGCCACATTTAGGGCAAGGATTAGCATGCATATTGTTATAGACATGCTCACAAATGTCTTCTACCGCCGCACTTTTTCGCTTCACTTTCGGGAAAAATCGCACTATTTTAATTATTTTCTAATAGGTGCTTATTATCTTCAAATGCTTTTATAATAGCTGCTCTAAGATTATCATTCTTAGTAGCAACATGTGTTCCGTCACATTCTGGATATTGATCAGATAAACCACATTTACATATTCCCATTATTTTTCCTTAATCCTTTCTTGACATCGCCTACAATACATATCTTGACTAAAAACTAATTTATGACCTAGTTCTTGGCACTCTTCATTAACCGCCATGCGTCTCCTGTTTCTGGGTCTTCCTGCCACTCATAGAGCCAGTAAGGGTAGCCGTTCTCATCATAGTCGCTCCATTCGGCTCCTGGGGTCGTTAGAATGCCTTCTAAAGCATCAGTCATAGAGTAAAATGTTCCCCATTGATAATATGGAATTGAAGTAAGTCTATATATTTTAGAATACATTTTGTATTTAAATCCAAAATTTTCTTCTTCATCAAGCCACATGACTTTTGATATGGCCCATCCTGAAATTGATCCAGATATATTGGCAAACCAGCGTAGGGGAAGGATGTTGGTTTTATGTTCAGGTATAAATAAACTATTATTCATCGCTAAAATCCACTTCAAATGGATCGCTTAAATCAAGTTCTTGAATTCCCTCTAAAGCTTTAAAGGTAATGGCAGTAGTTAAAGCCATAACAGCAAGAATTGAAATAGCAAGGGCTATTTTTTTATTCATGTAAAAATTATACTAAATTAACTAAAAGATGTCAATAGTATATTATTTTTTTGCTAATAAATTATTGCCTTGATCATCAAAAACTGGATTTTTTACTAATGGCGCAATCCAAGTATTTGGTGATTTCTGAGCAATACTGCATTCTTCAGTACCATATTTATGGAAAGTTCCTGGCCATTTGGTTACTGGAAGCATAAAGTTTGAATATGCATATCGCATTCCAGACTTTACTTCACGAACTCCATGCTCATGCTTTGAATGTGCTCCATGGATTATTAAATCTCCAGGTCTTACCGCATATTCTATTCCTAATTGTGGATAAAATACTTCTCCGCCTTCCCAATCTCCAAAATATGCAATGATTCCATAATCTAAAATACAGCATGTGCTCCATAAATCTAGGGCTGTAAGCTCATGATCATTTCCGTCCCCTGGGCTATCTGCATGCACAAACATAGTGTCTCCAGGCTTCATTACCTGTAAGCTAAGTCCTGGGTGAATAACGTGTTCTGGAGCAATAAGGGCAGACATTTGATCCCATACTGGAAGTAATTCAGGAAGAATTGGACCTGCCTTGTCTTTGTACCAATCAACGCCATGGCGATCAATAATAAAATCTTCATATGAATACTTAGACATAAGGTTATTTATTTCTTGAACCTTTTCTTCTGACACAAAATTCTTATAAACCCAGATCTTTTCTTCAATCTGTGTTAAATTTGGATTATCTGCAAACATTATTTTCTCCTTTTAATTTTAAAAAAATTTATAAACTTAAAAAACTTTTCTTCTATTTTCTTTTCAATTTGCGCCTCTTTACTTTCATGCTGAAAATGATCTGTTTGAAAGTATGGGTTTTGCATCATTTTTGAAAAGTGTCTTGGGCTCATATCTATATTATATCATTTGTTATTCTATATTTTATCTTTTTCCATTGTCCAATAATGCCTCTATTGACCCTTTCTATTAGAAGTTTACTGAATTCTGGGTGAGGATTTGGGTCTCCTATATATTCTTGACCCGTTTCCATATCTATAATTTTCCATTTTCCTGGACATTTAGTATGGATTATTAGATCAATTGGTTGATCAAAATCATCAACCAATTGTCCGTCTAATAATTTTCTTTTTTTATCCATTTAGTATCTTGGATACAGCATTAATTGTAGCAGCAATTCTTGCTATGTCTCTTAGTTGTTCTGTTTTATATCCTAAGTCTTTTAATGATTTGTAATGAGCTTTAACACAAGCATGACATTTACCAATAATTGATGCGCCTAAAGAATAGCCCTCAAATTTAGTTTTTTCTGTCCCGCCATGATTAGCCATGGCATTCATTCTTAGTTGAGCAGGCAATCCTTTCAGATCATCTTCATTAATCATTTCAATAAAAGGATACCAAGTATTGTTTTGAGCCATTAATGCTCCAGCAGCTAAAGCTGCATCTCTATCAACTTCATTTGTTGCATACTGAGAAATAAATTGAACTAACTTACCGTTACCAGTTGCAACAGCACATGCTAGAGATATGTACATGGCATCGTCTGGATTAATACCAGTGCTTCTGTTTATGACTGCATCAAGATTTAACTTGATATCTTTTGCATAATCAGGAATTTGATTTTGTAATTCTTCTACCCAAGTCATTTTAATCTAGACCACTTTCTGCCAGACCATTCATACTTAAGCAAGCACTCGCATTGCCAAATAGATCCAGCGTGTCTTTTTTGTAGATGTATTGCTCCCATACCTGGTTCATTTACAGACCATGGTAATTCACATTGATGACCTTTATCTTCACCAATCAATACAATCCAGGTCATCTAATTACATCTCCTCCGACTTCTCTGTTGCAAGCACAGAGTTCGCCTGTTTGGAGCGCATCTAAAATTCTTAATGTCTCTTGAGGATTTCTTCCGACATCATGATTATTCACAGTTACATGCTGGATTACATTGTTTGGATCAACAATGAATGTTGCTCTATACGCAGAACCATGCTTATGAGAAAAAACTCCTAGCTGTTCAGATAGAGAAAGTTCTCCTCTTTGTGTATCTGCAAACATCCATGTTTTTGTTTTCTTTAGGTCTTCATGTGAATTTCGCCATGCAATTTTACAAAATTCATTGTCTGTTGAGCCAATTAAAATTTGTGCATCTCTATCCCAGAAGTCCTGCGCTAGAGCGTCGTAAGCAACAATTTCAGTTGGGCAAACAAAAGTAAAGTCTTTTGGATAAAAAACAATAACCTTCCACTTGCCTTCAAAATCTAACTCGCATAGGTTTTCAAATGATTCTGATGTGTAGTCAAGCATTCCTGGCTTTACTCCTACAACAGAAAATTTTTCTAATTTATCTCCGATTGTTTTCAATTTATATTTCCTCTATAGATTTAATTTCATTAATGTGATTACATTCTGTAATACATTTTTTATGAGATTCTTTTAATATATTGATAGCTTTTTTTATCACTACAGATTTATAATGAGTTCTCCATTTTAACCACAGAGCCTCTTGTTCTAAATCTATATTTGCAACAAGTCTGACTGTATCTGTATCTGTTAATTCAAATACTTTTACGTATTCTGACATATTTATGCCATCAACTTTATCATTCATCGTTACATTATACCATTTATGCTATAATAAAAGAATGCATGTATCAATAGAAAATAAATTTATGGCAGACCAAGATTGTGACCTTTTAATTAATTTTATTGAAAATAATTTAGATAAATTTAATACGGGTAAATTCAAAAGGGCGCATAGATTACTATTTGGCATAGACTATTGGCACGGGGAATCAATCCCAGAAATTAGAGACATAGATCCGATTAAAGATATTGTCTTTAAATACTTTGATAAAATAATTAAACATGCTAACGTTACCTATGGAGATGACAAGAAGTACTATATTAGCTCTTTTTGGTTAGCCCGTCAAATTAAAGATGCTTTTTTAGATATTCACGGAGACACAGACGGAGATAGAAATCCTCAGTTAGAATATAGTTACGGTATATATTTAAATACAGTAGAAAAAGATGGAGAATTAGTATTCCCTAAATTAGATTATAAATATAAACCTATAAAGGGCGATGTGCTGTACTGGCCTTCAAAAGATCCTATTTTTGATCATGAAGTTCCATTAATTACAGATACAAGATATACAATGTTAGTTTGGTTAACAACTGATAAAAAATACGCTTTAGTTGATTAAAGGTTCACAGTCTCCAGAATTACTATACCAATAGGCAAGTGTGTGTCTAGATCCAGTATTTATTTTGCTTACACCATGCATGTATTCTAAATCATTTGCAGGGAAAATAATAAGATCTCCTTTTTTAGGAGAATAAGAAAAGTTTACATTTGGGAAATATATATCCCCGCCGTCAAATTCTTCATTTAAATACAATACAGAGCTATACTTTAAATAATCAAAAAGACCATAATCATTTATGGTGTCTATATGTGCATCCATTGAGTATCCTTGTTTAGATATAAATGCTCCATAGTCAGAAACAATAGAATTTTGTATTTTAAAAAAATTTTCAATTTCTTTTTTTGTTTTTATTGCATATTCTTCAACAATTTCATTAAGATCTTTATTTTTAAATCTCATAATTCTAACTTTTGAGGGGCCTCTAGATTCTAAAAGATTAAATACATCTAGGCCATTTAAAATTCCAACAATATAATCACAATCATCTTCTGTAATAAAATTATTTATTATTTTTATTTTCAAACTATTTGATCCTCTACGGAATCTACTCCATCATCTATAGACCATTCGTGTTGTTTAGTGCAATCCCCACAATTTTTACACATCATAATCCCAAAATGTTCCAATTACATACCTTGTGCCATCTAAAATATCATTAACTGAATGAATATTGTTTATTCCACCATCAAAAGCTAAAAATGTACCTGAAACTGGTTTTAAAGAAATATTATTTTTTTGAAAGACTAGTTCTCCTCCATTAAAATTATCATTGAGATAAATCATTGCTGCATGTTTTAAATGAGAAAATCCATTATCTGTTCCGTCTAAATTTGAATTATCAGAATGAAAATCTAAATAGCTATGTGGCTTCCATTTAATAAAATAAAAACTTAAAGGTTTTAATTTTAAATCATTAAATGTTTCTATTTCTTTTTGCATTTTATTTTTTAAATTTAAAATATTATAACTATATAATTTATTAAATCCTATGCTATCATCGATATATATAATTTCAGTATTTGGAAAAGGGGGATTATCTTTCCATTCATTTGTTTTTTCTAAATATTCTAAAATATCTTCACATAAATCTAAAGATATAAAATTTTTAATTATTTGAATCATTTCTGCCCCACTGAATTTTATTCCAAATTCTTTCATGCCAATAATATATGATAACTTTAACAACTGTTTCCCAAAATGCAACTAAGGTAGCTAGACTGCCTTTGCCTGTTATTACATAAACAACAGCCCAAGAAGAAAGGGTTCCAAATATTCTATAGCTTAAAGATTTAGTAAATGATCTTGATTTAGTTACGTTCATCTTTAGTATTATCTTTCCACCAATGAGAATACATTTCTACTTCTTTATCTGCAATTATATTGCCAGATTCATATACCCAGTTCTTTACGTTTTTGAGTAGCTGAAATACTTTCTGTTTTATCATCTAGTTTTACCTGTTCAATTTTGTATCCAACATCTCTGCCGTAGACTATGTTAGTTATATTTGGCATTTTAATAATCATTGCCTCTTCCATAATAGGATCTTTATCTATATAACCTTTAACTTCTTCAAAAGTTAATGGGTCTTTGCTGCTAGTCTTATATGTGTTTCTAACTCCAAGCATGACTTGCTTAGTCCGATTACCTGCCTCTTCATATAAAGCATGATGTCCCTCATGCCATGGCTGGTATCTTCCAAGCATTAAAGTTGTGGGTTCTCTCCAGTCATGTAATCTAAAATCAACACATGCTACTCTTGCTGCAACATTGTACTCTATCATGTCATCAAACATAAGATCAACGCCTATTGGGGTTTCCCATATAGCTGTTGTGTCTGGGAAATCTCTGACTGGTTTTCTATTCATCCAGACTACTTTGTCTGGTTTGCCAAATGCTTCTCTTGTTTTTTTAGTTGGATTAATAAAATCTACAACAACATGATACCCTTGATTTGCAAGTAATCTAGATAAAGCACCCATTCTACGGGCTTGTTCAATTCTATCTTCAGGAGTAAAACCTAAATCTTTATTTAATTCTGCCCTAACTTCATCTGCATTTAAATGGATAGCATTAATTCTATCAGCAAGTTCTTTTGCAAACGTTGTTTTACCAGATCCTGGTAGACCTATTACTTGAATAATCATTTTTTATACTTTCTTAGGTCTTCCAGTTCTTTTAGCACCAAGATTTGTTTCTCTGCGAATTCCGTGTTTATTTGTATCTACACGAATCATAGAATTTTTATTACCGAAACCAGATTTAAATTTGCCTTGATGAGGTTTTTTAGGAGTTGCTTCTCTTGAAGTTACAGCTCCCGCTGGTTCATTATTTGATGGTGGCGTTGGTGTGCCATCAGACATTAATCTATGTCCTCTCCCATTGGTCCACGTGGCTCAGACATTTCATGAGCCATGCCCTCTTCAACTTCTGCTCCAAGAGGATTCATTGAATCCACTCCAAACATAGGCATTGAAGACATTCTTTGCGCTTTACCGTCGCATCCGCAACTATCGCACATATTACTTACCGCCGTTGCCTACGCCTGCGCCATCCTGTGATGACTTGTCTGCTGCTGCTGGGAATGATCCAGTTGCTGGAGACCATGTACCAGTTTCGTTAATTGAGTTTGTTCCTGCTGGACGTGTCTCATTGAAACCTGTTAAATTCTTTCCGTCTGACATAATATTTCTCCTATAGGTTTATTATTTAGATGGGTCTAGAAGTCCATCCATGCTAACATTATAGCATTTAATCAACTATAATGAGCGTTAGCTATTTTTATGTATGTAATAACAGTCTGAACAAAGCTTTACAATTCCTTTTTCAGGCAAGAAAGCTATATTTTTTGCTGCTTTATTACAATCTTTTGTATTACAAATTTCGTTAGACATTATTTAGCATTATTGGCTTTTACGCCTCTGTAGCCCGTCTTCTTTTTATTCATAGATCCTGGAACCCTAAATCCCGAACCTTTAGGCATGTTAGCTTTTCTGATTTCCAAAGCTTTTGCTATTTTATCGTGGTGCTTTCCCACTAGTCAACCTTTTTTCCAAATTTTGCCCATGCTCTTTCATGTAAATAAAACCCTACCATTTCGCATGCGGTATATATAATTGCAAAACTTCCAGCATATTCCCAATGTGCTTCGCCAGTTAAAGTTTTTTCAAAAAAATAAACCAGCGTACCCACAAATCCTATGTGTACTGCTGGCCAAGAAAGTGATTTATAAAGACTTCTTTTATTTGATTCCATATTATTATTCTATCATTTATTTATTAAGGGGGCAAGTTTCCTTGCCCCCTTAATAATATTATTACTTAACTAAAGTAACTTTAGCCTTTGGATTAGCCTTGTTCCACTTAACTGCAAGAGCATTAAAAGCTTTCTTTAAAGAAGCCAATGCTGCTGCGTTATCTGCCTTAAGTTTAACAATTTCTGTATCCTTAGCATCTGATGCAAGCTTTGCAGTTACTGCTTCTGCCTTAAGCTTAGCAATTTCTGCATTAGCAGTTAGAAGTGCTGCATCTGCTGTAGCCTTAGCAGTCTCTGCTGTAGCCTTAGCAGCATTTGCTGCTGCAAGTTGTGCTGTTAGGGCTGCTACCTGTCCTGAAAGATCAGTAACGGCAATTACCTTAACCGCTGAAGATGATGGAGTACTAAATCCTGTAACTGCTGTTCCCATATCTGCTGAAGCAGCATATGCAACAATTGTTACTGGACCAGTTGCAGGAGCAACAAACTTAACGTCTGCTACACCAAAATTTGTTAGACCAGATCCAGTTGTCACTGTATTTGTGTCTAGGGTTGCGCCATTAGCAATTGCAGAAATTGACTTACCAGAAAGCTTGTTTCCAAATACGTCTACTGCGCCAATGGTTACTGTTACTGATGTGCCTGCTGGAGCAGAATCAACACCTGTAACTGTAAGAGAATTGATCTTATCTGATGTTCCTTGAACATAATAAGTGGTTGTGGTTCCACCATTTGTAATGGCTACTGAACCAATTGCTGTCGTTTTAGTATATACATAAAACGTTGCTGTTGTACCTGTTCCAACATTCTGTGTCCAAGTAGCGGCACCTGAAGATGCAGTTACTGGAGCAGTTGATGTTGCAACTGCTGAAACTACTAATGCATTTGTAGCCACAACTGAAACTGCTGTTCCTGTGTCTACTGTTACAACAAACTCAGCTACATCTGCTGTATCAACAGAGTTATCTGATGGTACTGGCAAAGTAATAGGTGATGTCGCTGCTGTGCCAAGAGTAGTTGTGCTACCCGCCTTCTTTACAGAAGTTACTGACATAGGTGCAGCACTTGCAGATGTTGCAACAAGAGTGCTCATAGTCATGGCTGCAACCAGGCCTAGAGCGATTTTCTTAAATGACTTCATTTAATTTATTTCTCCTTATTTATTCTGACTCTTGTGAATCAGAAATCTCTTTGTATATATTTCTCCATTGTGATGGACTATGATTGTCCTCCACACGTTCTTTCATTTCTTTCCCATCATACATTCGCACAACATGTATGCAAAATGCATCTAAATCACCAGACTCATATTCTTCGTCTGTCATGGGCAGTCCGTCATGTGTGTAACATACGGGAGGTCCACACCAGCCCTTATCTATCCCGTACTTCATCCATTTATCAAAACTCATAGCCATTCGGAAAACTCCTTAAGCAATTTATGCTTTGGCATGGCTCCGACAATTCTATGAACTGGTCGACCATTATCAAATAATACCATAGTTGGAATTGTTTGTACAGAGTATTCAGCAGATTTTACTAGATTCTCATCAACATTTAATTTACCAACCAGTAGGTTTGTTTCATTTGATATTTCGTCGAGTATTGGGGAAAGCTTTTTACATGGCCCACACCATTCAGCCCAAAAATCGACCAAAATAATACTGTTGTTTTTTAAAGTTTCATCAAAATTATTATCTGTCAGTATCATGCTGCCACAGCCTTTAATACATGCGTTGGCCAATAATATAAGCACCTGTCACAACAAGGTTTATTATATGGGTCATTAACCGCAGAAGCAAATTCAGCATAATAAATTGGATCTTTACGATATAGATTTGCTTTATGTGTAGCATTAACACGCTTAATGGTTGTAGGATTAATAGCCCATAAAGGAGTATCATCTCCCCAACTTAAAGATGCACGAGAACGAGAAAGTTTATCTAAATTTGCTCTATTCTTGTCTGTTTTAATTCCACGCATTTCTGCCAATACTACGGCAGTCATAGCATACCTATAAAGTTCTGCTTCGGCACCTTCCCACATCAAAACTGCTGGATGGTTACGCCAAGCTTTTGATTTAGAATTACCTGTCAATATATTAAGTATTTGATAGCATTCTAATATTTGTTTGTTAAGACGCTTATTGTCTAATGCGTCTAAACTATTACGTTTAGCTGGGTACGGTAAAAAAGTTTGCATAGATGTATTCTACTAAACTTGTTCAGGATCGTCAATAGATTTTAATTTTTCTGCTTCAGAATTAAATCTATTCATGAATTCTTGAATAATCCAAAAAGTAGTTTCTCCTGCATTTTTAGAAAGTGCTTGAGATTTCTCTTCAGTTTGTTCATCAACTGGCAAAGCATTCCACCATTTTTGATAAAGAATAGCTCCAATATCAGAAATAATGCCTTCTAGTACAGTCATTCTATTATCCATTTATTGCTCCATTTACATTAATCATGTTACCTGATGGAACACGAGCACTTTTTACTTGTGTAGATTTGTTTTTAATTAAAGTATATAGATCTGACACGCTAAGTCCTGGCTTACTATCGGAAATTGTTGCCCATTGAGCAGCAGCAACTATTGTCGCATATGATGTTCCAGAGCCCACGGAAGGGATATTTCCTGGATTTACCAAAGGAACCGCATGCCCTTGTGCATAAAAATCAACAAGTGTTGGATTATTTATGTCTGCATTACTTGTTATAAATATTGTATTAAGTTTATCGACAGAGCCAACGGAAACAGAATTTGGAATACATGCTGGCCAATCTATTCTTTGATAATCAGAATTATTACCAGTGGGGAAGAAAGAAACAACTCCTGATTGCCACAACTGATCAATCAAAATATTTGTTGTATTTCGCTTTGTGCAGTAATCCGTCTTTGGTGCACCCAAGGAAGAGTGGTCTCCTTGTGACATTGAAATCATTTTAATATTATATAAATCTTTATTTTGATAAACCCATGTTAATGCTTTGTCTACTGCATTATATGTTAAAGGTTTACGCAACCCCGTAGGTCCGCTAGGAACTATTCTAATAAACACAATATTATATGTTTTATTATTGGCTACAAATAAAGATGAAATTTGTGTGCCGTGCTCAAAACCATTTGATTTAATAAACTTGGGATCCATTACAGATGATCCAGGTCCTTCTTGGAAAGATTTTCCATTTGGACAAGAAAGATATTCCAAAATACATACCTCATATGCAATTCTATCTTTAAATATAGGAAGAGATGTATCTAGGGCAGTATCTAAAATAGCTACCGTAGGGACAGATGATTTATTTTTTAATGCAGCATTTGCTACGGTTGATGGTACAAGTAGTGTTAGGGCTATCAAGAGCCCTGTTATTTTTTTATTCATACTGAAATTATACTAATTTGTATAAAGTCTGTCAAGAGTTATTGTCTAATTTTTTTTGATACCATTTGCCAGCGTCTAGCTCTGGCTTATTTATGCTTAAAGAATCAAACAGTGATTCATAGTATGTTTGTATTAAATCTAATTGAAATTCTAGTCTAAGGACCTGCATTTCAAGTAATCTAAGTCTTTCTGACTTTCTCATATTGTTCCTTTATCTTCGGGGGTGGGAGCAGTAGCAAGGCTTCCACAATTAATACATTCCATATCTAAAAAGTATTGTGCTATTTCGTAATCCCAAAAAGCAACTTTTACATTCCAGATAAAACATCCGCATGGACAAACATGTGTTGGAGTTCCTCTAAGATCCATTGCTAGACCCTTACCAGACTGCTTCATAGTTCTATTATACTTCAAACCTGAATATATGTAAAGGGAGATCTTACTGCCATATTAAATTCAGCAGCAGCCTCTAGAGCAGTTTTTAAACGCATTCTAGGATTCTTTTGATTTTTTGTTGCATAAAGAGCACCTAAAGCTATATGTCCACCGCTTCCTTCTGCCATATAATTTACAATATTCTCTCCAATATGAAAATCTTCATCTACTGTAAAGATTCTTCCCTCAACACCAACTATAAAGATTCCACCTTCATCTTCAGCGCCAGCTTGTGATACGCTACCAAATCCATTTACTCTAAATGCATCTTTAACAGAATCAATAAATTTGGTTCTCATAAACTTATCAAGTCCTGAATTTGTTTTTGTTGGAGTATATTTTGGTGGAGTCCAATTGTACTGAAGAATTTGTCCCATACGAAACGAATCTGTAAAAGCAATTCCGTATTGACCTACTTTAAAACACTTTGGCTCTTTTCGTGAAAGTATCCATCCAGATTTTTCATCTGATGCGGCATGATCGGAACCCATATAAACAGTTCCATTTTGGGCAATAGCTACTATGCAAGTCATAGTAACAGTATACTATTTTTTAAATTCAGGGTCTAGTTCTTCGTGCTGCTCTATATGAGCTATTTGGACCAGGGTTTTTTCAAGCTCACCTTTAACCTCAATTAATTCCTGAAGGGCAACATAATATTTTTCTTTCCATTCAGTTAATTCTTTCTCAAGCTTATATAAGGAAATTCTAAGATCTTTAATTTCTAATTTTAAATTATCTTGCTGACGCTCCTCTTGGCGTACTTTTTCCTTTTTTTGATCTCGTCTGCCAGCTATAATTGCTGTAATTAAACCTGAAAAACTAGCAGCGAGTATAGCAGTAACTAAAGCTGGATAATTAATATGAAAAGATACCATGGTGTATATAATTATACAGCAAAATCAATATTAAATTAATAATTCAGAAGCCAGGATATCGTTCCCTACGTATCTCTTTTTTGAGATAAAATCTTTTACAAAATCAGAGCCATTTTGTCTTCCTGCCAAAATAATAACCCAGCGTGGCTCAAATCTTGAGTTAATACAAGTTTCGCACATAAATAAATTTATTTCAAAAAGAACAGACCTTTTTAAGTTTAATTTATTTTTTGTTTTATTGCATGAATAGCAAAGTATTTTTTCCATTATTCCTCTTCTATGAATGTTAGATCATCATTTTCAATATCTTCATATTGAATTTTACCATTTTTAATATATTTGACTTTAGACATATAGACGCCTATAGACATTGCTTCTCCGTATATATTTTCAGAATGGATTAACACTTTAACCGATTCCTTTTGCACTTGGTACCCCCTCAAGTTCGCATCTTACACCGTAGGACTCAATCATCTTTTTTGCTCTCATAACATAATCTATAACTTGTTCTTTTTTACTTCCTGTAAACTGTATAAAGTTATCTTCGTATAATCTTAAAGCTAAGAATTCTGGATATTTAACAACATCCATTTCTAAAAGAAGTGGCTTATTCATTTCTCTAAGCCTTTTTTTCATCTCTGCATTGTAAAACACTGGCTTGTTAGGTTCACCAGTCCACTGATTAATCCCGTATTTAAAATGTTCTTTAGGATCTTTAGGATTAATTAGCATGTTTATTTTTTAATCTTTTCCATGTATTTTTATCTTTATGTAAATTTTTTAATTTATCATTGGAGCCAGCGGATAAATAAATTCCACCCCATACTCCGTATTCGTTATTTGCTTTACCATATTCATGACAAATATTAATAACTGGACAAGATAAACACATCTCGTCTATATTTTTTGCAATATTGATATCATTTTCGTATTTATCAAAAAATAAATTTGTATCTAGTCCAGCACAGATTGCTAGATGATACCATTCAAAATCTTTTTTATCTACACCAAAATTATCTAAAATACTTGACATACTTTAAAGGCAATACCCATATACCATTAGAATCAACAGACACTCTATCTGCTATTCCCCAGGAATTATTTCTAAACATTCCCTTTAAGTCTGTAAATCCTGAATGATTTTTTTTCCATATGATTAAATCATAATTATCCCAGTATGTATCTAGGCTTTTCTTTTTGGCTCGATTAATAAATATTTCTGCGCCAAGTTCAGTTAAATGTAACATTTTCCCTTATCGATAAATGTAGCATCCCACGTATAATTATACAGTAGTTAAATAGACTTTGTCAACACTATTTACCGCAAGTTGGACAAACTTTTGCCTTTTTAGCTGATTTTGCTGGAGTTTCAGTTTTTTCTGCAACCTTACCAAATTTAGGGCGTCCGAATCCAACAATAGAAATTTGTTCTCCTGCTTTGTTTTTCTTAAAAGCACGAAGTTTTTTAGAAACTTGTCCGCCATTTCGCTGGCTTCCCTTTTTATCTGGGCTAGTATTTCCTTCAATGCACCAAACAGTTCCGTCTTCATTGTCTGCAATAACAATACCTACGTGTGAAATTCTATCCACCCCATCTGATGGAAAATCAAAATAAGCAATATCTCCTGGTTCTGGATCTGCTACATCTCCATCAATCCAGGCTCCAGCTTTTTTAAATGCTGCTGCTCCTCCTGGAGTGTAAACGGTATTTGGAACTTTTACTCCTGCTTCATTTGCACACCACATAACAAATGATCCACACCATGGCTGAAAATTGGCTTTAGTAAATGCACCATATTTTGTTTCGTTATCTTTAGGACCTTCAATAGTTCCTAATTCACCTTTAGCAACTTCAATAAGTCTTGCTGCTGTACCTTGTTCTGCCATGATTACTCCTTGTGCCAATCTAAATCTACTGGTTGCTCTTCTGGCATTTGACCATCTGGTTTAGCAGCAAGTCTTGCCATAGTAGCATCAATTTCTGCTTGAGCTTTATTTTCAGCAATTTCTAATTCTGATTCAAGCTTCTTATCTGCTTGTGTATTTTTAGCATCTATCTCTTTATTATCGAGTTGTGCCTTCATAATATCTTTTGCACCGCTTTGTCCAATCAATAGACCAGCAAGTGTTCCTGTAATAAATGTTGCTACGCTTCCAAGGACATTAAAAAACATTTTATCGTTTTCTGATTGTGCTCCAATTGGTTGCGTTACAAATAAAAGTCCATATAAAATTCCTACAGCCGTAAGGAATAAAATAGAACCTAATGTGATTCCTAAAATAAATTTTAATCTAGCGTCTAAATCCTGTGGACTTAATCTTTCTTTAGCCATTTGTAGTACCTGTTTCAGTAGTAGTAGTTGATTGTTTACCAATTACATCTTTAGTGCATGTGCCGCTTGCTTCACAAATTGGAGGGTTGCATTCCGCTTTTTCCCAATTTACAGGATCCTGGCATGGGTATCTATATGAACCCTGAAAGCCGCAGCTAGTTAATGATAGCATTAGTAGGCCTGATAAAGCAATAGCAGTTATTCTTTTCATGATAATATTATATCATTTATTAGTCTTTATCTTTAGAACCTTTTGCCCCAAAATATCCACCAATAATACCTATAAGGCCTCCAAGGGCTGTTTGAACTAAGGTCATTACTTCTGCTGAAACTTCTACGGGTTCACCAGTTTTAGCCGTTTCTAAGGCTGCAGTTACATAATCTCCAACAATGGCAGTAATAATTGCAATACCCACCATCATTGACAACATTAAAATTACTTTATCTTTCATTATTAATCCTCTTTTCTTAATGGAATTGTTATTAACCAGATAACTGTGGCGGCAATTGTAGCTAAACCAACGACATCTTGCGCTGTGCCAGTTAATGTTAACCAAGCAATAAAGAAGCCTAGAAGGGTCCAGACCTGGGCTATGCTCTCTTTTACTGCCTCCCATATCCAATTAAAAAAACCTTTAATTATTTTCATTATATCCTCCTAGTCATGGCTGCTGCCACAATATTACTTGCAATAATTACAGGAATTACAACTTCCTGTGCTTTTTCTCTTTGGTCATCTGTCATATCAGATCCCCAATTTGAAATATCAAATATTTTTTCAAAATCTATATCTGCAATTGCTCCAATTGGATCCGATAAAAATGCTTCTGTGGTAACCTCAGTCGTTGCATCTGCTAATGTATATGGCATAGGAGCATTAGCGTTTTCTTTTATTCTATCACCAAATTCTTCCAAAGCTTTTGCAACTGTTGGTTCTGATGCTGCTAATGCTGCTACCTTTGCTAATTCTTCTGTTTTAATTCCAAGACCTTGTGCTACCGCCTCTTTTTGTTCTGGACTTAATTTAGTTAATGTATCTTTGCTTGTTAAATCTGCAATTAGGTTTGCCGTTTCTTCTGTGATAGTATTAGGTTGTGATGGTTTTTCAGAAGGTTCAGCAGGAGTTGGCTCTGGTTCAGGAGTTGGATCTGGATCTATATCCGATGGCAGAGGTGAAGGCTCTGGTGAAGGCTCAACAGTGGGCTCTGGTTCAGGAGTTGGATCTGGCTTCGGTTCATTTGTGGTTTCGGAATCTGGAGTCGGAGTGGGATCGTCTGGTAAAGTTTGCTCAGGCGATGGTTCAGGAGAAGATTCTGGCGTAGGTGCAATTGTTGCATCTGGTGTTGGCTGCGGTTGATTTGCCATAGCAGCAGCAATAGCTGCTTGAACTCTTTGTTGCTCTTCAAATTGCCAAGTTTCATTATATGAATCCCAAGCATCTTCTATTGCATTATTCATATCAATAATTGCTTGATCATAAGCAAATGTAGCATTATTTTTAGCAGTCAAGGCATCTGCTGTATTTATTACAGCAGTATCATATGCAGTAGTCTTAGTTGTTAATGTTTGATTATATGTAGTTAATGTATTATTTGCAGTATTATATGCAGTAAGTTTTGTATTATATGTTGCTAATTTAATATTGTAATCTGTTTGTGCCGCCGCTTGTGCAGTTACTGCTTCATTATATGCATCAATTTGAGCTTGTGTAGCACCAGTGCCATGTGAAAATGTATTTGGATTACAAGTAAAGTTTACACCCCATGTATCAGGATAATAACATCCTGCTCCAGTCCATCCGCCAGGGATTGCCCACCCCAAATGAAAATAACCTGGACCTCCACCATTGTACCACCAAATTTCCACATCTAAAGTTTTATTCTGACTAACATCATATACTGGAGAATATTCACTCCATGTAGATCCCTGTTCTACCCATTGATCAATTACTTGTACGCCATTGATGTACATTTTAAAACCATCGTCTGTATATCCTGCAAAATATGTTGATGTCCAATTTGATGGAACAGTAATTTTTCCAGTAAACTTAACTACAATATTTTCATATCTTCCACATGTTGCAGACCCAGGAGATAAAGAATTTGAAGTCAATACTCCGCTACACAAATATTGATCTGGGACAGCAGTATTAGATAGCCACAAAAATGAATATTGTCTTGCAAGAATATAAACATCATAATGTAATCCAACAGATCCAGCATTTTGAACTATTGATTGGGCTGTTTGTAAATTAGTATTTGCGGTAGAAAGATTTAATTGAGCTATATCAAGAGCATTTTTAGCAGAATTTTTTTGATTTAATGCTGTAGCAACTGTTGCTGTTTGTCCATCGACTGCTGATTGAGCTAAATTCTTTTCTTCTAATGCCGTTGCTTGTGCTGCTACCGCCGTATCATATGCAGTATATGCAGCATCTCTAGCCTGTTTTGCAGACACTGCATCATCATACTTATTTTCTGCTATATCTATAAGGGCTTGAGTTTCAGCTTCTTCGTTTAGATTACTTACTTTTTCATTAAGCTCTTGTATTTCTTGAGCAGCTAAGCTTAATGGATCGTCACTATAAGCAGGTGTTAGGAATAGCCAACCAAACCCTAAAATGGCTGCTAATGATAATCTCCATGCCTTAGTCCTAGTCAACTATAACTCCTAAACAAACAATTTGTTTATTTAGTTAATTATATCATTGAACTACTTAGCGTTATCTGTTTTATAAAAGCCAGTACCTTTAAACTGTATTCCAAAACTGTTATATGCTCTAACCATATTGTATCCGCATGACGGACATTGCGGAATTTGTTCTGTATCATTTATGCTTCTTGTTACTTCAATTGATTTATCACAAGTAACACAACCGTACTCATATATTGGCATTGTTAATCTCCCTTATAAGCTCTTTTGCCATTTTGTGCATAACATCTTCCTGTTCTGGCTCTACAGGAGAAATCAAAGCATTTGTTATTCCAATTTCAGATAAGGAAATTATTTGTTTGATTACCTCTTCTTTTGTTCCATAGACGGCAGAATCCATCATCATGTCATTGTTTCCCCATAATTTTAAAATTTTTTCTTCAGCTTCTTCATTTGTATCTGCTATACAAACTGGAACGGAAACCATTTTGCCTTTACACTTAATTTTATCTTTCATTAAATTTTTATATGTTGAAAGCATCATAAGCTGTTCATCCGCATATAGCTCAGCATTTTTATTTGCCATATCTGAGTAACCACTGATAATGATTTCTGGTAAATCTTTAGAAATTTTTGTAAATTTTTCTAACCATTCTTTTGTATAAAAAACTCTTTTTTCTGTAGTATTAATAAGATCAGAAATAAATACTACATCAGAAACACTTGTTTCATGCTCGTGTAGGTCTCCAGCAACAACATTTAATTTTAATCTGCCTGGCTGGATTTCATTAAAAGAATTACAAATCATATTACAATACTCAGGGCTGATGGCGTAAGTTCTCATGGCTATAATAAATTTAAATTTATGTGATGTGTCAAGGTATCTTGCACATTTAATCCAATAATCTGATACCGTAGAATGATAAACAAAAAGAATTCCGTCATACCCCGTATCATTTAATACATTAAAAAAATTCTTGATACTTTCTGGGTTTTCCATATTAGTTTGAGTATACCTACTCATATAACTAATTTTCATAATTTTACCTTATTGTTAATATCAATTATTATTTACCACTTTTTTTTCTTTGTGCTGCCAAAGCTGCAAAATCTTTAATCTTTGTTTCTCCCATGTATCCCCATGCGTACCCGTCTTCGATCATTTGTTCATTAACAGATTTTGTGGAACCATTTACATAAATCCAACCGAGAATTCTTCCATATTTTTCTGAAGAATCTGGCAACTCTGTTTTAATAACAACGGATTCAGCATCTTTTATTTTTGCTTTAAGATATTCTTTTGCTTCCAACCCAAGACTTTTTTCAAATTTGTCTTTGGTCCGTGATTCTGGAGTATCAATCCCAGCAAGGCGAACTCGTTGGGAGTAGGACACATTGAAGCCAAGGTCAATATCACAGTCAATGGTATCACCATCTACTACGCCAGTTACTTTTTTAACATGATACTCGTACATAATTCTCCTTAATCTTAAGGAGCAGTTTTACAGTCATGCTCAGGACTATTCCAGTTATTTATTGTCGCTGTCTCCCCCGACAATACCTGCGACTCCCCGATGAAGGGGTGCAGATTTATATTATACTATTATTTAATTTTTATGGTTTTAGGCTTTTTCTCTTCTGGAACTTCTCTGATTACCTTAATAATCAACATTCCATTTTCAAGAGAAGCGCTAGATACTTCCATATATTCACCTAGAGCAAAAGATCTTGTGAATTTACGGGAAGCAATGCCTTTATGCAATACTTCTGCATCCGTAACTTCTACAATTTCTCCAGTGATTTTTAAAGTACCGTCTTCTACGGTTACCTCAATATCATCCTTTGAAAATCCTGCTACTGCAAGTGATACTTGAAATGTATCTTCATCTAGCTTTAATACATCATAAGGCGGATAAGATTGACGTGATGCAAGATTATGCACATTAGCCATTCTTTCTAACTCTCGATTAAAGCCAATAAAAAATGGATCCCTAAAAAGATCCAATGCAAATTGTGTTACCATTTTATTCCTCCTTCAAGCGAATAAATTAATATAGGTCCCTTTTGGCGACCTATATATATTATAGCAAATTTTTAATTTATTGTATAGTTAACTAGCCTAATAATTTTTTTACAGTTGGGACACAATTTGGAACCTTTTTACCATTTTTGGTTTTCCATCCAATTTGTTCAAATCCTTCCCAACATGGATTAGATTTTGATACTTCACTTGCATATAAAGCACGTAAATGTGCTGTGGCACGAGATTTAGATGGATGGCATCCTACTAGTTCGCCAGTTCCTTCTTTAACGACTGCATATCCTTTACAGCCTGCAGTTCCCTGTTTAATTTGCCAAGGCATTATAAGTTAAAAGTTGTCCCCAATGAGGCACGAAGTTTCCATTGCCATTTTTGATGAACATCTATCCTCTCTGCTATAAAATTAGCTACCCCTTCTTCACCTGCTTGAGTTGCAATAGGGAAAGCATTTTTTAAATCATTAATAATAATTTCATTTGAATTATATAAAGACTGAAGCATTGCTATTGGATTGCTAATTTCTGGAGTTAAATCGTATTTAACATTTGACATCATTAAAGAATCTGATATGCTAAAAGAAGCTTTTGCTCCAAATCGTCTAATCCATTCTGCGTAATCATCTACAGAATTCCATGCATCTTCATAAATCTCGCCAAAAAATGAATGGAACTGATCAAAAAGTATTCCTTCTACATCCCAATGATACCCATGAGCTTTAGAATAGTAAACAAAAGCGTTGGCCTGGAGCTTTTTAAGGGTATATATTAATTCTTCCATATATTTATTATAGCATTTATTGGTTAATTGTTAAAGTCAAAGATCAAAGAAGCTCTAGGTTCAATAGCCACTGCTTGATGAATTGTTCCTGCAGGCATAAAAAATAAGTCCCCAGGCTCTAACTTATAGGTTTTTTGCAGCCCATCTTCTTCAATTATATAATTTACAGATCCCACACATTGCCAGGTTAGCACATCCTGGGAATCATGGTGCTTAATAAATTTATCATTATTGGCTGCTAAGTTAATAGAAGCTTTTACCTCAAAATCTTCATTAATGTATTTTAATATATTTGGATAATCTGTATTCTTTAAAATGTCAAAGGTTTTATCATTTTTTAATTCCCAAACATGCATATACATTCTTCCTTGAATTAAAATGTCTGTTGTTTGATTTAAATTATTTTTAAGTAAAAGTTCATTATTGTTTTTTGATTCTATTTTATATTTATAATTTAAAATATCAATAAAGTTTTCCCAATTTGGTACGTCGCTAAATATATGTTTTTTATGACTAATCATTTAAGTTTTGAAAATGAAAATTCATAATTAAAGTTGCTCGTGGCTGATCAACTATTACTTCGTGAATAACCCCTTTTGGAATAAAAATAACATCACCTGGGCTTAAATTATATTCAGTAAAATTTCTACCCTCAACATTTAATGGAACTTCAAATTGATCAGAACTAACTCCATCATAAATTTTATAAGTTACTGTGCCAATACAGTGCCAAGACAGTACGTCTACAACGTCTTTATGTGGGCTATAATATGATTCGTTACCGACTAAATTAACTAAAGACTTAATACCCCATTGAGTAGTGCCTATAACTTTTGTAAAAATATCAGTAAACTCTTTAGATTCTGGAATAAATTCTTGTCCATTAACCCTATCGTCGGGCCCTTGAGACAAAACATTCCACACCTGCAGATCCATTTTATTATAAATTAAAATATCAGTTTCTATAGTTTGAGGAATCCCATCAATAAAAACTCCTTCTTTTACAATAAATCTTTTATCTCCTGATTCAACATGTTTTTTTTCAGGATTATTATATTTATTGTTAATAGCAGAAACAAAACTTGACCAGTCTGGGTTTTTTGATATTAAATTTTTAAAATATACTTCTTTTGTTTCTGACTTTGCTTTGATAAAATCATTTTTAATTGATTCTATATTCATAAATTAATTTTATTTCCTTTTGTAATAAAAAATGGAGTTGCCCCATCTCTTTCTGTGTACTCTTCTCCTGGAAATACTAAATATCTATGCCATTTTCCTGTTTTAACGTCTGAAACAAATTGCTCTTTCCACATTTCGGCCCATTTTTCTTTACCATATTTCTTTTCATTTTCTAACCATTCAGGTGATCCTTCGTAGTCCCACTGCCAGAATGTTCTTATAAGATATTTGTTTCCGTTGGTTACTGCCTTTACTCCATGATAAAAAGGTTCTGCGGAAGGAAATACAACCATGTCTCCAGCTTTTGGTTTATAATCAATTACATCTTCTTTTTCTACATGCAAGAAAGATATTTCTCCGCCATCATATTCATCATTTAAATAAATAGTACAAGTTAATCCAAATTTAAATCCTGGCTCTGCAGCTTTATAGGGGGCATAGTCTGTATGATACATCATTGCAAGAGCATTTCTTTCTGGAGTTGGATCGTATTTGTTAATTGATAATCCGCTCTTGTGCCAATTTGGTAATTCAAAATTCCATTCTTTAATGAAATCAGAAGTTACTGCATGAAATGCTTCAGAAATAGTTTCAATAAAATATTTTTGTTTTGCATTAGATTCGTTATCTGTTCCTGGAGGCATGTGTTCTCCTGGATCAACCATTGGGCAATCTGTCATAATTCCAAAACCGTACCAGTCTCTCCACGGCTCAAAATAATCGCCTTCTTTTAAATAACCTTCTTGTTCTGTTTCTTTAATGATTTCAAGAAGTTCTTTGACGTTTGGCAAAGCTTTGGTATACACAGAAACCTGTGGGTAAACAATAATTCTTTCTAAATCTATGCTCATATAATATTCTCCCTTTTAAACAATTATATCATTTTTATATGTAGTTTTCCAAAGCTCTATGTCAAATTTATCATTTAATAGTGGCTGCCCTTTTATATTTAAACTAGTGTTTAATAATACAGGAACTCCTGTTACCACATACCATTCTGATAAAAGACTATATAGTCCTGGATGTTGTTTTTTATTTACTGTTTGAACTCTAGATGTTCCATCAGCATGAACTACTGAAGGTATTTTATCTGGCTGTAAACATTTAGGTGTGTATTGCATGTACGGAGATTCATAGTTCATATCAAACCATTTTGATGCATGCTCAGCCAAAACTACTGGAGCAAATGGCCTAAACAACTCTCTTTGTTTAATCAAATTAACTTTATCTTTAATGTTTGGATCTCTAGGATCTGCCAGAATACTTCTATTGCCTAAAGCTCTTGGACCAAATTCCGCTCTTCCTGTTGCTACTGCTGCAATTTTATTTCTAATTAATTCTGTAATTATTTCTTTTACAGGATATTCTCCTCCAAGGTCATGTCCTAAATATGGACCTTTCCAATTTATATGTTTTCCATACATAGCTGCTGCTGCACCTAAAGAGCTTCCCGCATCTCCTGGGTTCGGCATAATCCAAACATCTTTAAAAATATTCCACAATAAAGTATTAGCTTTGCTGTTTAAAGCACATCCACCCATAAAAACAAGATTTTGTTTACCTGTTGAATGTTTTACCATTTGCATAAAATCTATTAATCTTTGTTCATAAACAAATTGAACTGCTGCAGCAATATCAAACTTATCTTGTTCTGTTATTGGCAAATCCCAATCTTTTATTCCTTTATGAAAATTGTAAGATTGTATATGATATTTTGGAAAATAACTATCTACTTTTTCATAATATTTTTTCCAATCTCCGTATGCTGCCATACCCATCATAATATATTCTTCTTGATTTGGCATAAGACCAATTAATTGCGTAAAGGCTGAATAAAATAATCCGAAACTTACTGGATAATTTTGTTTATATTTTAATTTTATTTTTTCACCCTCACCGATCCAGACGGTGGAAGTATTGTACTCTCCTATTGCATCTAAAACTACTATAGCAGCATCAAAAAAATTACTAGTATAGTATCCTGCTGCTGCATGAGAATAATGATGTTTGAAATATTTTACTGGTAAGTCCATTGGAATATTTGGCTTCCAATCTGCCTGACCACCTTTTAAAATAATTCTTGACTGCTTTAACCTTGGTTTTTCATAATATGCTATATGTGTTGGTGTTCCATAATTTAACATATCTAAATAAATTTCTTTATTGTTATACCAATCATTTTTTTGTTTGCTGTATCTTTCTGCATGACCTGCAAAAAGTATTTCTCCATCCTTAATTAAAGATATTGCTGCGTCATGAGATGTTTCATTTATGCCTAGAATAATCAATTTATTTTCCTTCTGGCCAAATATCTGGTGTGCTTGCAAAAGAAATATCACTATATTTTTCTAACACAAGCATTGCTGTGTACCTATAAGAATCTTCTACAGTTTTAATTCTATGCCATAAATGGGTAGGAAAAATAATTACAGTTCCAGGTACTGGTTTGTACTCTATGTTAAGATCATCAAAATAAAGTTCCCCGCCTTTAAAATCATCATTTAAATACAGAACTGCAACGTAACCTTTAATGCCATCTTCTGGATCATCTATATTCATATCTTGATGAGACATAAAGTTTTCTCTTGGACCAATTTTTGTCATAATAAAATTAGGTCTTGGACTAAATCCTGTTTCGTTATACATTGTTAAAAATTTTCTAAATTTAGTTTTAAAGATAGCTTCTAGCTGTTGATGTAAAATAAAAGCAGTACTCTGATGTTTTTCTTTTCTTTTAATTAAGAACATAGGGCCCCTGCGTGGAGAGTCATACCAGGCATAGTCTGGATTTTCTCCTTCTCCTAATTCTTTTACAAGACTAAGTATGCTTTCATGCCCATTTACATGGAAAACAACAATTCTATTTTTTTCATCTAAAATTATCATATATCTATTGTACCAAATACCTCTCAAAGCATTCTGCTAAATGCATATGAGAATGTACCCCTGGGTGTCCTGTACCTACCTTGATATCTGTGCCTTTATCAAAATGTATTCCTACAACGTCTTTTAATGCATTGTGGTTGCATTTAGGAAACATTGGTTTTTTTAAAAAAGTTTCTCTTTCTGTAAAGCTACAAAGATCGGAATCAAGTGTAATAAAATATTCAAATGGATTTATTTCCGATATCAATGACTCAGCTCTATAATCCCATGTTGCCCACTTTAAATTAATTCCTGTTGCTCTGCAGTATTGTTCTAGCATGTGTATATAAAATATTGACTCGGCAAAAGCCATGTCTGGGCTTACTGATTCATCATAAGGAATTGGTTTTTTTAAAAATTTTTCTCCTTTTGAATTAAAACCTAACAGTTTAAATCTCCAATAGGGGTATTTATCAAATGGAGATATTGTCATGTCTTGCCAGTCCGAATTCATTGGAAATTTCATTCTATCAAAACTTGGAAATAAACAAAATAAATTTTTAGGATTTCCAAATTCTTTAAAATAGGCAAAAAGATTTAAAACAATTCCCTGAACACTATCCCCAGGAGTGGATACGTTGGCGTATCTAAGATTATATTTATTTGCAATTTGAGTTCCCCATATCCATTTTTCTGGAATTCCTACTCCAAATGTTACAGAATCTCCTGCAAAAACAAAATTTTCTTCTTTAACAAAATGACTTGACCTAAATCCATATACATTTTGCATATATTCATTATGATCATCCCATAAAACTTCTAAGTCAAATGATCTAAACATAAATGTTTTTAAATCAAAAATTAAAAACAAAGGATTATAATATTTTATTAATGGATTAACAAATGGATCTTCTCTGCCTGAAAGAGGATTTGAAATAAATCTTTTAATAAATTTATCATTTACTCTTTCATTTAAATTGTGTGACCCTACAATATTTAACTCTTTAATTATTTTTATGATTTTTTCTATATCAGGTTTCATCTCTAAAGTCTGGGTCTATTAATCCAATTTCTTTTGCAACCCTTTTCCCTTCTTCTGATAAATGAAAAGTAGCTTCAAGATTTTCATCATACTCTACTTCTAAGAATCCTTTTTCAAAAAGATCAAGCAAATTTTTATCAATAAATTCTTGATGAGATTGCCACAATTCTGGTGCCACTTCTTTAGCAATTTCATTAACTTGATAAATAGCTTCCCCATCAGTATCAAACCCCACAAATTCTATTGCTCCAATGCTGAGGTAGTACTCCATTTTGTCGTTAATATCATCCATCATTTATTTCTCCTAATAAATAAAATCACTTCTACCTCTTTTTGTTTTTTTCTTTTTTATTTTTTGTAAATAATAACCAATTATTAAAAAAACTTTTTTCATCTTGATACCTCAAAAAATATTTCTGCTAAATGGATATGTCTATGGTAACCCCAATGGGCATACTCCACTCCGTTTTCTTGATCTGGAGCAAAATGAAAATTTTTTGGTCTTTCTGCATGTTCTTTTTCATGGCATTTTGTAAATACTAATGTTTTAGGGTCATTGTAGTTTATTATTTTTTCCATCGGATCAACAACCCACATTTCATTATATATATTTACTAAATTTTCATTGCCTTTATATGTAACTAAATTTTCTTTTACAAACATTAAAGCTTCATATTGTTTTTGGTGCCACGTTGCCCAATATAATTTTATGTCTAAAGCTTTGCAATATTCTTCTAAATACATTATTTGTAAGTTTGAATAATATTGACACATATCTTGCGGGAATATAAATTCTGGTTCATAAGGAATTTTAAAATATTTATCTTCAGTAAAAGTTTCAACATTTGCTGTTGTTATGTAGTCTTTTATTCCATCAGATTTATGTTGCATCTTGAAAAAATTTTCATTATTAGGAAGCTCTATCCTATTAAATCCTGGGAATAAAGCAAAAATATATTCTGGAGCGCCATATTGTTTTATGTATGCAAATATTGCTCTAACTTGTCTTCCAACCGAACTTCCTGCTAGGGCTATATTATTATATTCAAGACCCATTTTTTTTGCCAATACGTCTGCCCAAACTTCTTCTTTTTCTATGCCTCCACCGACGGTCATTGAGCATCCTGCAATTAATAAAGGTTTTGCAGATTTTATTTCTGTTGCTATATATGGAAATCTATGAGTATATATTTCTTTATACTTATCATCACTCATGTCGTACTTATCGGTTTTTTTATTTGACAACAAAGCATCAAAGTAATCGTTTGTAAAAGAATAAACAAACTCACTTGGAGACATACAATTAACACCTTTCCGTACAACAGGTAGGACTTGAACCTACGATAACCGAATTATGAGTTCGGGGCCTTGACCAACTTGGCTACTGTTGCCTAGCTGATACAATTATATATTTTTTTCATCCTTTTTGTCAATAACCATTTGTGCAATTTCTTGTACATATTCTGAAAAATGTTTTCTAACACTTCCCTTTGGTCTTCCGCCAACTTCGTTCCATATTCTAATATACTGTTGAATATTTTCAAATGTTGTAGGACATACTTTTATTCCTTCTATTTCTTTTAAAACAATAGGAAGTGGAACATGTTTTCCACAACATTTGCATTCTTTTGCAATTTCTTGATACTTATTCATATAATCATCATCCTATCAACGGCTTCTCTTAAATGCTCTGGCATTCTTGGGGCTCTAATAACATTCTGTCTATGTTCCACTTCTCCGTCTGCCTGACTCATATCAGACTCAAAAGACATAGATTCGTAATTATGAATTCTAATTTCTTGATTTATATCAGGACGAGTATTGCTTATTGCATTAAATACTGCTCCACATGCAGAATCTGCTAAGTCTTTAGATCCTTTTCTTGGGTGGTCAACTTTATCTTTTAAAATTTTAAGCTGTAATAATTCATCTATTAATAATTTAATATTAGGCCCAGTTATTCTTTCTTCTAAAACAACCATAGCTAAATCATCATAATGTTTTTTAGCAACTGATAAAATTTCTGTATTAATATTATATTGTTTTAATTGCTGCATCATGTCATGAGAATTCCATCGGTCAAATGTACATAATCTAATGTTGAATCCTCTTGTTTTTAACGCCAATATATAGTCTTTTACCTCTGTAAAATCTACAGATTTGTCTGGAGTCGGAGTCCAATATCTAATTGCATCAATATGAACTATTGGGGCTGGCTGTGAATAATCATTTGTAACCTTAACATTAACCCATCTATCAACATGAGCCATTGTAACCGCACAATGGTCGTGCTTTTGTGCTAAGTCTACGTGAATAAAATAAAGCTTATCTGTTTCTGGTTTAAACCATTCTTCTAGTCTTCCAAATTGATCTACTGCTAAAGGTAGTTTGCAAAAAGCTTTTTCTATTTTTTCTCTAGATTTAAAAAATGCATCAACCATTTCTGGAGGCATACATGCAAATCTTCCCAGAGCATCTAACGGGTTTCGATAAAAATCAACTTTAAAATCTTCAATTTTTTTTGTAGGATTTACATCCCATGTAGGTCTTTTCAATGCATACGTCTTTGGATATAAATATGATTTAATGTGGTCTTCTTCCCATTCAACAACAATTTCATTTCCTTCAGTACCGTCTGGCAAATCGTCATCAATTTTTAATAATTTACTTTGAATAATTGTTTCTTTTTCTGCAATAACTGATTCATAAAATTTTTGAATAGGATCATTTTTAAAACGGGGAAATGAAAGAAGAATTACTTTTCCATAATCTGGAAAACGAGACATAACGGAAGCTCTATACATTTCATATATTGCGTCAGCTGTTTTTGCCTGATCATGACCTGTTGTATTTTCAATGGCAAAACCTGCAATTTCATCCAAGATCACGGTGATTACGTTATAACCTTCGAAAGCTTCTCTTTCTGAGTGGCCTGAATGCACAGTAATGTTTTTATCAAATTTAATTTCAGATGCTTTTTCTGTGTATTTTCCATCAAACCAAGCTGACCTGGTAACTCTTGTTTTAAATCCTTTAAAAAAAACATTGTTTGCTTGTTGAGCGTTGATAGCGATATTAAGTATGTCTATGCTATCTCCTGGAGGTTTTCCATAATAATTTGCAGGATCTTTAAGGCATAACAATAAATATACTATATAAGAAACAGCAATTGTAGAACAATAGTCTTTTCCAGAACCTTTGCCTAGTTGGGCTATGACTTCATTGCAAGTTTGTTTAAATTTTCTTGTACCCTCTTCTTCTCCGAATAATTTTTTAAGTGTTGATTCTTTGTATATTTGAGAAGATTTTTCAATTAAAGTATATTGATATTCAGAAAGTGGCGGTAGCCCAAGATAGTCTGGACTTGTTACAAAAGTTTGCAAATCAACAGGACGCTCATCAAACTCTTCTCCGTCTAGTAAATCAATTATGTCATTAAAATTAAGATTCATTGCCTTTAGGAACCTTTATGTATTCATAAAAATTATTAGAATATGAATATCTTGTGCTAGAAACTACTGGACGAACACCATGTTTACAATGCTCATAAGAACTATGAACTACTAAGTCGCCTGGTTCTGGATCATATTCTATATTTTGAGTAGGATAATATATATTTCCACCATTAAACTTATTAAAATAAATAACAAACCCCCAGACAGAGTTTGGCTTTAGATCGTATGGGTCTCCTTCTTTTAATTTTTTATTTTCTTCGATTACAGAAAGATAAGTATGATTATCTGAATGTTCTCCCCATGAACATCCATCCGTCATTTTTACTATGCACCGTGCTGGCCCAACATGTAGTGTGTTTGGTATAAGATTAGTTAATTTTTCAACTAGGATTTCTGTTTCTGGCACATACTTACTAACCATATGCCAATCTTTCATTTCTTTGTTTGCATATTGCCACTCTTCTTTAGGTAAATTTTCTGCAATACTAACAAAAGATTCACATTCATCTTTACTTAAAAAATTTTTATATACATAAATGTCTGTACCTAAAGCTTCAAAATTATTATGAAACATTATCCTCCTCAACAATTGTAACTGGTTCAACTATACCAGTAATTTGAGACAATCTTTTTGCAACTTCCATTTTACATTTTGAACAAGAAGCAGTAACATCTTTCAATATTCCAATAAGTATCTCTTGTTTCTTTTCAGTATCTGCAATTTGTGTTGCTAGTTCAGCATTGTCTAAAAGGCCTACTTCTTGAAGCATTCCTATTCTTTTACCTTCAATTTCAGCAATTAATTTCATTGCAGCATTTTTGGCATTTAATTGTCCAGACTGGTCTGCGTCTTCTACGGTCTTCCAGGCTTCTTTAATCAACATAGCATAGTGCTGGTCTGCTCCAGAAACGGCCTCCTTTGCCCTTTCACGGGCTCCAGAATCGCTTCTAACGACCTCTTTCCACTCGTCTATATACTCGACAACCTCTGACCTCTTAAAACCTGTTATAGAGGCAATCTGGGTAGGATTATTTCCTTTTAGTAATTCAGAAATTACTAGATTCATGCGATCAAAATGATCTGCTAATTCAATTTCCATATGCCTATATTATAATCCTAGTTGACTAAAAAATCAAATAGACTTGGCTATTTTTAATAAAATAAGATACCCAATTAAATCATCAATATCATTATCGCCTGGGTATTCTGTGCCTTTCATAAGTCTATTTAATTTATCATCGATTCTTACATGAAGCTGTTCTCTAGGTCCCGCTTTTGAAAATATACGAACAGGATCTAAAGCTGAATTTCCATATGCTATATTCTTTTTAATTAACATATGAGCAATCTCATGACAAGTTGTCCATATTTCTTTACCCGCTTCAGTTCCAACTGTTAACAAATAAAGGTCATCACATCTAAATTCTTTTACATCTGGGAATACTGGTTCCATTATTACCGCCTTTTTATTAATCCAAATTTTTCTAAATATCTCTGTATAGTCATAGCAGAGACACCACACTCTTGAGCAATTTCTGTTACGTTTTTCTTTTGTACTACATATCTACGATATAACCAAGGTTGGCTTTGATACAACTTCATCTTTCAGTTAATACCTCATTTGCATAATAAGCAATTCCAAAAGAGTCTGCAACATCAAAATCATTTAAAGACAGATTATATTTATTATTAAAATAATCTACAGTTCTTTGTTTTCTCATTTCCCGCATTTTTGTTTTATACCACGATTCAACATGCCCAGGATTTTCAAACTTAAGTCTGTCTTTCTCCATCTTTGTTGGGTTTTTATTTCCAATATGAGCCTGCCAAGAACTAGGGGGTACAGTAATAACGGAAGAGCCACTAGCCATAAGTTCAGCAATAACAACACCGTAGACATAAGATAATTTTATCACAGCATCGGCAGATTTGACAAGTATTGCTCCTTCTATAGCAATATAATCAGAACTTAATTGATTTAACATTGCATGAATTTTTACTTTAGCATCATAAATTTTTTCATATATATTTGATCCAGCCAACTCTACTTTGCCCCATTTAATTGGAACTCCATTATCCATTAAACAAAAAGCAACTGAGTTTGTAGAAGCATCTATGCCTAAAACTCTGGTTGCCTTTGTTTTAATTAAGCTGGTCAATTTCATCTAGTATACTCAATACTTTCTTTTTTGAATTAACGTTAATATTTTTTTCACATAATACGCAAATATTATTTTGGTTATATCTACTCAACGGAGCCTTACATTTTTTACAATTTCTAAGTGCTCCATTTTTAATTGCCTTTTTTTCATAGTATTTTTCCATGATTCTTTTATTTGTAGCAACTCTGCAGCAATTCTCTTCACAATACTTTTGGTTATGAGTTTTTGGAGTAAATTCTTTTTTACATTCTGGATTAAAACAAATCATTATTAATTAACCTCATAAGGTTCAATCTGAACTGTTCCAGTTACATTGCTCCAACAATCTTTTTTAATAGGACATGTCTTGCAAGATGAACTTGTTTTTATAAAAGGTCTTAGTGGTAAATCTCCGTTTTTAAAATTATCATATACTTCACATAGCCAAACAAATAGGTTATCAATTGTTTTTTTATTTTTTTCATTCATTTGAATTGGAATTATTAAAATTTCTTGAGTATTTTTATTTTCATACAAAAGAAAACCCTCGTCTATATTTTTTAATTTCATATATGTTAAAACTTGCAACATATGATTTGCAGAAGGAGACATCTCTGACTGTCTAGTATCCCAAACTTCTTGCTTTGCTGTTTTAATTTCGCCAACTACACCTGTGCCATCCCAATCCATTACTAGATCAATAAAGCCTCTGATTGGAGGGTACTCATTTGTAATTTCTACTTCAGTTTCAATAGACTTAAGCTTTGTAGATTGAAATAAATCAGATGATTGACTTTGAATTAATTTTTGAATTCTTTCATGAGCTTGTGTGCCTTGAGACATATTTGCTACCGCTTGAGCATCGTTATTGTCTATAAAGTTTGCTCCACTAAATGCCATATACCAGTATCTCGGACAATTACCATGACCATACCCAAAAGAACTAGGACTAAAACTTTTTTTAGTCATAGGTCCGTCTGGCCTTTTAGTAATTAAATATGCTTTATCAAGTAAATCAGAAAATTCAGATACATCAAAATTTCCATCATATTTTTTAAACTTTAAATTTTTTACTATTTGTCTAGACATTAAACAAACTTCCAATTAATGAAGCTCCAAGCCATATACCAACGATGCCCATCACAGCTGGAAATACTGGCGGAGCTGGCACTGGCAATTTAAAAGCAGCAAAAATTCCACCTAATACTGCTCCTGTTATTGTGCACAAGAATATATCTTTAATCATGAATTATACCTAACTACATATTTGAGAGCATCTACAAGTTTGTCTATAGATTCTTTAACTGAATAGTAAACGTTTTTCTTATTATTATTAACTGTTCCTGCTTTATCTTTTGCAATAGTAGAATAAACTGATGCAAGTACTGCAAATTTTGTTGATAAAGCTTGCAATTCAATAATTAAAAGTGGTGCCTTAGCTGCAGGAACATCAGGGTTCATTAATAATTTTACAACAATTGATAATGCCCTATCTAGTTGATCGTCTTTCATATAGTCATGAAGATCATTAAATTCAGTTATATCACTGATAAGCTCTAAAGTATTTTTATCTTCCACTTAATTTCTCTTTCTTGTCCAAAATATCAACAACAAATCCTAGTATATAGCCACATACTAGACCTACTAAAGTTCCAAAAAGAAAACAAATCATTCAGATTGCTCCATTTCTTTTTCCCAACATTCTACTAATTGTTCTAACATTGACCATTCTATAACTGCTAATCTGACTTTGCTACTAGATGTGCCAAGGATGAGCTTGAGTACTGGATGCTTATCCCTACTAACTTTAAAAGTGTCTGTACAAATTTTAGCCCAAATATCTTTTGAAATAGAGATTGATTTTTCGTACTCTTTATAATCCACCACGAAATTTTTCCATTGGGCATCACCTTTTTGGTAATCACCACGTCCACTATTTTTTTGTTGTTTTGCTCCATCTCTTTTTGCCTCAGATCTTTCTGACATTAGCCCACCTTATGAATAGTTTCATGGCCATTTTCACATGTCCATTTCATGATTAATTTGATTTCATCCCAAAAATATTCTGATACGTCTAACTCGCATTTAGAACAAGGTTTTTGTCCCGATACCTTTTGAAGACCTTCATCATTATTTGAGTTTTCAGAAAAAAAATCAATTAAGTTTGGCATCAATTTTCTCCGACAATTTAGTAACTACTTCTGGGTTATCACGAAGATATTGCACTGCTTTTGCTCTTCCTTGAATTCTTTCCCCTTCCACGGTATACCAAGCACCACCTTTTTCCACTGCTCCGCACATTTCGGCAACATCCAATGTCTCTCCGATATAGTCAACACCTAATTTTTCTCCTTGATAGTAGAAGTCATATTGTCCAGATAAATTTGGTGGGGATACTTTGCTGTAATCAATAATCCAATTAACTGGTCGTCCGACTCTTTGCTCAATAACTTTATCGCCAACTTTAACGCCATCTTTGATAGCATTAGCTTCAGCCTCGGAAGACCAAAGCTTAATGACAGTGGTGGAAAAGAATTTGACTGCCATTCCTCCCGTAGGTATGTGGCTGGCATGCATAGACCCAAATTGGTTTCGCTGTTGGGATATGAGAACAAGTAATGTATTTTTGTTTGCGTAGTTGAGCATTTTAACTGCATGTGTCATGTCCTTTGCTTCTGCACCAATTTGTTTGGTGTCTTCTAATTTTTTTAACTCTGTACTGTCTTTTTCAAAATAGATAGCTGGAAGCAATGCAGAAATAGAATCTACAACAATAATATCTACTCCAGCCTCCATGAGTTGTGTTGCAACATCTACCATGTCGTTAACAGTTTTAGCTTGTGAATAAATTAATTTTTCTGAATCTACTCCAAGTTTACTTGCCCAAGACGGATCATATGAGTGTTCTGCATCAATCCAAGCGCAGGTTTTACCGTCTTTCTGGGCCTCTGCAATCATCTGTAAACAAAAAGAAGATTTTCCTGCAGACTTATTTCCCCAAACTAGAACTTGACGTCCCATAGGTAGCCCTCCGCCCAAAGCAAAGTTTAGTCCTATACTAGGAGTCTTTTGTTTTAACAATTGCACTTCTTGTGCAGATTTAACACGATCTCTTGTTTTTGTATCTAGTTTTGCTAATATATCATTTATATTTATAGTCATTATTTATCTTTCTTGTTTACACCATTATACCATTTAGAACTGGTTTCCGTGAAGCCTTTGTCTATTTTTATTTATTTCAATTTTATTCATTAACACTTCGTCTAAACTATGTGTAACAAATCCAGCATTTCTCATTGCTGCATAAAGATCTACTAGCCTAATCAGTACGTCTGCCATTTCTTCTACAATTTTTTCAGACCCCTGATTTTTACGGATAGCTTCCAAAATTTCAGTAACTTCCGAATGTACGAGAGCAAGTTTATTACCCAACTTATCATGATCTTTTGGCCCTTCCCAAAATCCTTTTTGTATTGCAATCTCATGCATAATAGCAGAAAATGCATCTAGCCCATAATCTGTAGGCAAAGAAATTTCACTTGAATCTTTTTTTAAAAAATTCATTGTTTTAATAATATTATTCATTTGTTTCCTTTAATTTAAATATAAAACTACTTCCATCTTCATTTACAGTAACGCCAAGTTCGGAATCTGGCACATTCCTAAAAAATTCTATTGGAATTTCAATTTCTTTTAATTGAGATAAAATTCCAATCAGTATCTTGTTGGCATTTAATGAATTAAAATAGTCTTCTAGTGATACTACTTCTGTCATTTTATTTCCTTTACCATTAAAGTTCCATCATCTAATTTTGATAGAACAACTTTACATTTCATGCCTTCTCGCATTTTTGCTAAAGACATCTTATACATACTAGGGAATACAATAACTCTAGTTAATTCTTTATCCCTATTAGATAATACTATGTGACTCATTTGTTTACCAGCCTTTGTTGTGTATGGCGTAAAATTAACCACGATATATTCGTCTTCTTCTAAATCATATTCTTTTCTATAAAGGTAATCTACAAATAGGTCGTCACCCTTTGGATCAATATCGTTTACCTTAATATATCTTGCAATACGATTATCTCCTACAAGAATAAAATACATTTGATTTGTTTCAATTTGGGTTTGTTCATTATGAAATAGGCCAACAGATCCAGTTTCATCAACCAATTCTACTCTAGCCCATCCATTTCCTCGTTTTATATTCTTTACCATTCCAAACATAACAAAGGCTCCCAAATCATCAAAATCTTGAATAGATCTAGCTTGAGCTTTAATTCTTGGAGGGATACCTTCTAGATTAAATGTGGGTATGCCAAGATACTCATAATAATTATCTTTCTCTTTACCACTTCTTGGATTATCTGTAAAAGCTGCTCCGCCAATTGCATTCAATGCAGAAATTGCTCTTGAGTTAATACCGCTATTCTTTTTAGAAGATTTAGTAATAAAATCATTATAATTTTCATAAGGTCTATTATCAATAATTTTATTAGCAATAGCATCTGAAATAAATTTTACATCTGTAAGTCCAAATCTTATTGCTTCTTTTTCTAGAGAAAAATACAATTCAGATTCTTTAATATGTGGTAATAATACTTTTAACCCAAGGCGCTTTGCTTCAATTAGATATTCCGTTTTTGTATCTTTGTTGTTTTCGTTTTTAAGTAACGAGAACATAAATTCCAACGGGTAATAAGTTTTGAGCCAAGCAGTATGGTAAGAAAGCATAGAGTAAGCAACAGCATGGGAACGATTGAACGAATACCCAGCATGTGCTTCAAAGTCGTGCCATAACGCTTCTGCTTTTTTCTTAGAAATGTGTTCTGAAGCCCCAGTAATAAATTTATCCTTGAACTGGTCGAATTCTTTTGCATCTTTTTTCTTTCCAATAATCTTGCGGACCTTATCAGCCTCTGCCCAAGTCATTCCTCCTAAGTGTACGCATGCTTGCATAACTTGTTCTTGATATATAATAACACCATAAGTATTTTCAGTAAATGGTTTTAAAATTGTGTGAGTATATTCTACTGCTTCACGGCCATGCTTACGATTAATATATGATGCACCAACGGTATTCATGGCTCCTGGACGAACCAGGGCATTTGAGGCAGCAAGATCTTCAAACTTATCCACGCCCATCTTCATCAACAGATTTGTATAGGGAGTTGCTTCAGCTTGAAATACTCCTTTTGTATATCCATCACTTAAAAGTTTGTAAACTTGTGGATCATCTAAAGACAATTCAGAAAGATTAATGTCTAGTCCATAACGTTCTTTAATAGATTTCAATGTGTCAGAAATAACAGATAAAGTTTTTAATCCTAATGCATCTAGCTTAATAAGTCCGATATCCGCAACAGTATCCATATCGTATGCAACAACAGGAATTCTTCCTGAAACTTTATCTTGTGCATCTTCACGAGATTCAATTGGAGCATATTTTCTAATATCATCTTTTGCTACAACAACACCTGCAGCATGAACTCCTACAGATCTTATTTTGCCACGCAGACGTTCTGCAAGCCAAACAACCTCTGGATATTTCATTCTAAATTCTTTTGTATTTGGAGAATCAATAAAGTCTTCAAATGTATCTACAGATTTTAATGCACGATTTACATCTGAAAGTGGCACCATAAATACACGAGCAGCATCTCTAACAACACCTTTATCTTTAAAATAAGTGTATGTAGAAATAGAAGCAACATGTTTAAATTTCTTTTTTAGATAATCTTTAACTTCTTTGCGACGACGATCTTCAAAGTCTGTATCAATATCTGGGAAGTCATTACGTTCTGGATTAATAAATCGGAAGAAAAGTAAATCATATTCAATTGGATCAACATCTGTAATTCCTAATGTGTAACAAACTAAAGACCCAGCTGCAGAGCCACGACCTGGACCCACCATAATTTTATTTTGTTTTGCCCAATTAATCATGTCTGCTACAACAAGAAAATAAGAAGCAAATTTTTTCTGCTTAATAATCTCAAGTTCTTCTTCTAAGCGTTCTTTATAAATAGGATCTAAAGCCTTCTGAAGGCTATCCAAGCCTGTTTCAGCCAACTCCCTTAGCTTTTTATCAGCATTAGTTTTTGGAACTGGCAAAAGCTCTAGGCCTTGATAAAAATCATAATCTTCTATTTTATTGGCAACTTCAACAGTATTATCATAAATATCAGTTCTATTAATTCCTGAAGAATTAAAATCTTTTTCTATTTGTTCTCGTGTCTGAATAAAAAGATTATAATTTTGAAATGAAATTTTTCTATCTGGATAAAGATAATTAAATCTATCTAACATATTTTTCATTTGACGAGACATATCAAAGTCTGCATCTTTATCCATTTTAGGATTAGTTGATAGAATAAGCATTGCTTCTTCTAAAATGCGGTCTTCTTCTTTTGCAAAGTGAGCATCACCTGTTGCTACAGCTTTAATCTTTAATTCATCCGCTAATTCTAGAAGTTTGTCATTTACTTCTTTCGGGTTGTGGGATTGTACCTCCACATAAAAATCTTCGCCAAAAGTTTGTTTAAAGTCTTTGAGTATAAGTTTTGCTTCCGAGAACTCCTGACGTTCAATAGCTTTACTAATAATACCATTAAGACATCCGCTAAGTACGATAATACCTTCTGCATATTCTTTTAATACCTCTCTATCAATACGTGGTTTATGATAAAAACCTTCGTTCCAAGCTAACTCCTGTAACGTATTAATGTTTTCTAATCCCTTTTTATTTTTTGCTAATAGGATTATATGATTGTAGGCTTGAATAGATTTATCTGTTTTAGAAGATCTATCAAATCTATCAGTCGGAGAAATATATGCCTCTACACCAAGAATTGGTTTTATACCTAATTCTTTTGCAGCAATTTGCATTTCTCTATGTGATGATAGTGTACCATGATCTGTTATGGCGATTGCGGTTTGATTTGCTTCAATAGCGGCTAGGCATAAATCTTTTGGAGAATTAAGCCCATCCATTAATGAGTAATATGAGTGAACATGTAAATGTACAAAATTCATTTTAACCGCCTATCTCTTGTACCAGAAGTGGGATTCGAACCCACGCTTTGTAAATTTTAAGTCTACTGCCTCTACCGCTGGGCTACTCTGGCAACAGGTAATTACCAGTCTACGCTGCTAGATGCAGATTGTTCGGATTCAACACTTTCTCCACTAAAAAATGCTTCTTGCTCAACATATGGCAAATCACGAACTGCTACTTTTTCTAATTCATATAGTTCAAAAGAAGAACCATCAAATGCAGTTTCATCTTTTGCTAAAGGAATTATCGTATAGCTTGTATCAGTCTTTGATCCTGTACGCTTAATGCGCCACATCAAATTTGAAATTGAACCCATTTCTCCAGCATACTCAATCAATGTTGGAGTAATTGTTTTTCCGCTGCTTCCTTGTGAAAGAATTGCAACATATGGGTCTTCCTTACCGTCATCAACCAATACGTTAATATAAAGTCGTGAACGACCCTTCCAGCCAGCCTTGTAATCTTTTCGATGCTGCTCACAACCCCAGCACTTACCTTGGTCATCCATTGAGCATAGACCCTTGCGTTTATAATCTTTAGGGTTTGTATGTTCTACTGCAATAAATCCTAGACCACTTTTTTCAACATAATTTGGCGAATCTGGATCAAGTTCCTGTAAAAACCTAATCTTAACACTCTCACCGTCTTCAATTTTAAACCAACGTGCTTTTGTTCCATCTCCTGATGAAGTTGTAGGCTTATCCATAGCCTTATTTAGTTCTTTTAGACCTTTTACTAGTCCCATTTTTATCTCCTTTTATTGTGCTATTTGTGCACTTTCTTTTATTATATCATTACCAAGCAGAATATTCAATATGTGAGACAGAATTTTTAATACATTTAATTATTTCTTCTTCTGTCATATCTCCTACATCTTTTGCGCCGTGTGGGTATATCTTACCATATTCATAAGAAGCCCACAAGATGTCTTTATTTTTTAATCTATTTGCTATGCTTAAACCCAAATCTCGTCCAGCTTCGTCTGAATCGGTCATAATAATAATTTTATTAAAATATCTATTTAATAAGTTTTGCTGCTCGGAAGACAAGGATCCACCTAATGTTGCAACTACATTTGGAAACCCAGCTTGATGCACTAGTATTGCATCAAAACTAGATTCAACAATGATTACCTGATTACCAATTTTTTTGGCACGATGAATATTAAATAATGTTTTGCTCTTTGCCAGGTTTGTACTGTTTTTAAAAGACTTGCCTTCGATTGATCTGCCAACTAGACCTATGGGGGTTCCGTCTGGACTATGTACTGGAACAATAACCATATTTTGATTACCCGAATATCCTAATCTGAAATGGTGCATTGACTCTTCATTGATGCCACGAGAAATAAAGTATTCTTTTGCCTTAGAGCTTGCCCCTAATTCATTATATAACTTGTCTAAAACTTCTTGAGAAAATTCTTCAAAATTTGGTTTTTCTTCCATTATTGAATTAATTGTTTCTTCAAAATTATTTAATGCTTCCATTTCTTTTGAAGAAATAAATCTGATTGCTTCAAAATCGTTTTTCTTTAAAGTTCTTTTTACTAGTTCAATTAGGTTTCCAGATTCTCCGCATGCTGGGTTGTAGCATAACCATGCTCCATTATTTTCACTAATACTAAAACTTGGTGTATGCCTATTGCTATGAAAAGGGCAATATAAGATTAAATTATCATTAGCTTCACTTAATATATCTAACCCTATTGATTTAATTATAGACTTGATATGGTTTGGTGCGTAGTACGTGGTATTAGTTTGTCTTGAGACATTCCCTCGTATTGCCATGCTTTCTTCTTTCCTAGATATACCCCATGTAAAGTCATTAAGAACTTCCATGTCTCGCCTGTAAATTGTACTGAAAATGCTGGGTCTATGTCAAGTACTCTGACATATCCTTTTGATCTCATATCATGAGTCAATAGGTTTTCGTACTGTGGTCTTAAACTAATTAATTGTGCATTATCATAAAACTGAACATCTATTTGAAACCTTTTAATTTTTTTGTGAGTCATTGTTAAAAGGATTTTCGTAAATTTCTTTTATGATACCGTTGTTGATATCCCAATCTAAATACATTGAAAAATCTTGACCATGTCTATTCTTTCTAGATACAACTTCTACCATTTGTGTTCCCGTATACTTATGAATAGCTATAGCCATATCTGCATCGTATTCAATTGCTTTTGACCAGGCCACCTGAGACAACATAGGTGGGTTATCTTGATCAGAAACATCATCCATCGTTGCTGCAGTAATATCAATAATTGGAATATTATTTGTCATTGCAAGCATTTTAAATTCACGAGAGATATTCATATTGCGCTCTGTAGCTCCAAAGCTTTTTTTGTTATCAGAAAATAGCTGATGATAATCTAAAATAACAATATCAGGTTTATGTTGGTCAATTTTTCCCTGAACAACTGCAGGAGTAACCTCTGACATTCCTTCATTTGAAACAAGAATAAATCCGCTTTTATTTTCAAACTTTTTATTTGACCATGACTTGAAGTCGTCAACATTAACTTCTCCTCTAGATAAATCACTGGCCTTAAATAAACCTGACCCTAGCATAGTATAGATACGGTCACGCATATTTTCTGGAGACATTTCAAGAGAAACAATCATTGGTTTAAATCCTTGTTCCCAAGCCTTACATGCAAGATAAGAAGTAAACCAAGTCTTACCACGTCCTGGCCATCCAATTGCTACAATTAAATGTCCTGGAGCCATTCCTGTAGGATATGCCTTATCAATTGATTCAAATCCAGTTTTAATTCCTGGAGATCCACCCATCTCTAAAGATCTTGCTCTAACAGACTCAAAATGTTTTGTTGCGGAATCAACATCTGTAACATCTAAATCTCTTACGTTATTTGTAAATTTATTTAATAAAGAAAGTTGAGCTTGCATTTCAGACAAAACCCTAGATGCAGCATTTTCTTTTAAAGAAGAGCTAGACTGAAGAATCACTGTTTTTAACTTTACAGATAAAAATTCATTTTTTAATTTATCAAGATAATATGCAGTTTTTGCAGTAACATCAACAGGATCAAAATCTTTATGCCTTTCCATAAGAACGCCCACTTCTGGAACTGCTTTAAATTTATAATAATAAGTTTTTAAACTATTCCAGATGTCTCCGTGAGACATAAATAAATCATCAACATTTTCTGCAAGCAATGTGCTGATATCTTTATTTTTACATACAGCCGATATTAATTCTGCTTCTGTATTCATTATTCGCTCTCCACCAATCTTTTAGTTGCTTCTCTCATTTTAGCCCTATTAACTCTATCTTTAGATAATTCTTTTTCTGCAATATCAAGTCTATCAAAATTGTATAGAAAAAAAGATAACGGATGTTCGCTTTTAGAAGTTTTAAAATAATACTCAACAACCTCCATTGCTCTTTCAAATCCTATAGTATCAATTACATCTTTCATTGCCATCTTGTCACGATATTTATTGATACGTGGTTTTTTCCCATACTTCTCTTCAAAAAGTTTTTCATATTTCCATAGCAAAACATAGGGCTGCTTAGTTTTTTCTACTTTAACAGACTCCTGCATTTTTTCTATATTATTTGCCACGCTTTAATTCTTCTTCCACTTCACGTGTCTTCTGTACCAACTTGTCTTCTACAAATTTGTATACTCTTTCGGTGGCAGAATCTACCGTTTCGCCTTCTCTAATATGATCTTCAACACCAATGCCAATCTTGATGCTTTCATAGTTTCCTAGGTTTCTAGTAAACGAAAGATCTACTTTAACTACAGTATTAGACATTTTTGTGTTCCGCCTTTCTATGTCTTGACAAAGTATCGTGGGCAAATATTCCCCAGCGAACTTCTATTTCTTTTTTACAAGTATCACAAATTACAACTTTGCTTGCCATTAATCCGCCTTCCATACTGGTACAAATCCAGATTCTGTCTTAGTATACAATATTAAGTTGTGTTTGAGAAGAGCTTGTATTTCAGCCTTTGTAGGCAAATTTTTTGCATACCCAGCCTCAAGTATATATTCATGCAAATCAAATATGTCTGATTCGCTTAACATAAACTTAAACCATTTGCTTTCTGTATTTCCAATTGGATATACTTTTTGCGGGTTTTTAATCTTACCATTTAAAATATAATTTTCAATAGTAACTTTATGTCTATTTAAAATATCTGATACCTGTTTAATTGTATAAGCATTTTCCATATTTTTTTCAACTTGAGAATAAGAATACATAACTCTTTTTTTATCCAAATAAGACCACGCTACAATTTCATCCTTTGCACGAGAAGAACTAATTGTTTTATGTAGTTTCTTATTTAGGAAGAAATAGCTAAACTTTTTTCTATTTCTATATCTTTTTGTTCTAGCCATCGCCCTAAAGCATTCGTCTCTTTATTGATCATCCATCTTTTACCGCAAAGTATGCAAAAAAGCTCAACGTGAAGTTTTTGAGAAAATACTCTATCTACAAAAACTCTTCCATTACATTTTTTGCAAAACATCATAGCTTAAACACCTTTCCATCAACAACACATGAATAGTCTGGGGCCACATGAATCATTTGAATGTGAGGATAATCATTTACAATATGTGCAATAGCAAAACCTTTTTGCCAATCGTGGTGCTGGGTATATTTCATTCCTGGACCCTTTTCATCGCACATGTGTCCAATTTCATATCCACGAAGCGTTTCACCTTCACCGTTATTTCTTAGTTCATATGTAACTAGATGCGATGCAATTCTATGCGAATGTCCACGGATTAGTGAGACTTGTAAGTCTTCCATGTCTTTACGAACAGAACCAGTTGCTGCAATTGAAATACCATGATGAACATGTATATCTCCAAAGCGACGCTTAGGCAATTCGTTATAATGAATATATTCATAACCTAATGAGTCTAATGACCATAGTGCTTCTGGTGTAACCTGCGAAACATATTCTGGAAGCTTTTTATCTAAATAATCAAAAATACGAATATCATGATTTCCTAATGCTGAAAATAATTGTGCATCTGGAAGCATCTCACGAGTCTTTGCATAAAAATCTCTTGCCCCCTTTGCTTCATTTCTCATCATTGGAACAATTAAATCTGCACTATCAGTTTTGTGTAAATTTA